TCTCCTTACGCACCGGATAGACCTTTAAGTTCTTTGGTCTTACACGTTGATAGAGAGACAGCAGATATCTATACTTCAGGAGACATGGTGAGTTCTCTTGAGTTTACTTCTTCGCAATCTAATCCTCTCCAGTGTGTAGCCACACTAGAAGGTAAAGGTTATCAGAAGCTTACTCAGGGTAGTTCAGCATCATTTACTTCTGGGGATGACCCGTATCTACATAACGATGCTGTTTTCGAATTCGATGACGTAGCGAACACAGATATAACTTCGTTCTCGCTTTCGATAAACAACAATCTCGTTACGGACCTCTATACCACAGGTAAAGAGAGAGTAAGCATACCAGCAACTAAAGTTGTAATAACAGGAAGCTTTACGAAGCTGTTTCAGGATACTGATGAGTTGGATAAGTTCTTAAGTGAACTTCCCACGAAACTGGAAGCAACATACTCCAGAGATTCGAGCTCATTCAAGCTCCAAATGAACAAGGTATTGTTTGACAATTCATCGTCACCGTTGTCTAGTCAGACAGATTACGTTGCAGAAACATTTAACTTTACTGCTTACATCGATGACACAGATAACGATGTGTTAACTTTGACAGTAGTATAACGGGCGCAAACCTAAAAGGGCGCACAGGAGGAGAGATATGAAGTTAGTAAATGTAAAAGAGTCATATGAGGTAGTGTATCAGGAGAAAGATGTAGCTAAGGATAAGCAACCAGTGTTTATGCTGAGGAAACTAAGTGCAGGAGAAGTTAACTCTATTGATGATGAGATAACTGTCAGTAGGGGAGATGAAACTTTTGCTTATCTTGGTGGAACAGCAACTAGGTTGAAGATTGACTTGGCCATTGTAAGTTGGAGAAACGTGGAGTTGGTAGAAGGAAAGGATGCTACTTGTAATTCAGCTAACAAGGAACTTCTTCCTTCTATTGTTCAACAGTTCCTCGCGAAGAGGATTGATGAAGATAACGGTCTCCGGAAGACATCTAAGAGGAGCGAGGAAGAAAAAAACTCGTAAGGGCTACTGAGTTACTGCTGTCGGGGATGTCTTCTCAAGCTGTTTGTGAACAGTTGCAATTGAAGAAGCTTCCCCAGGCTCTAGTGACTTACTTGTTTTGTAGCCCTACACTTGATGGAGAGTTAAGATGTTTACCTAGGTCGGGTGGGTATTATGACCAAGACCAAAAAGATATGGTAGACTTTCGAATAATTGAGAGTAGAGTATTTGACCACATGAGTAGAGAGTTCGAAAAGCAAAGGATGGCGATGAAGCACAAAGGACCTAGTGGTCAAGGACCAATAAAGACAGTAACTGTAGCTGAGAAGGACTTGTAAATATGTTGAATCAAAGAGCGTTAGAATTAGTTGTCAAAGCCAGGAATGCTACTGCAGCAGGATTAGCTTCCGCTCAGAGGTCAATCCGAAACTTCTCCACGAGGGCAGGAAATGCTATGAGGGGAGCAGGACGAGCCGGAGGTAAAGCAGCAAAGTTCCTAAAGACTCATTGGATGGCGGTAGCCGCAGTTATTACTGGTGTGGCTATGGCGGCTATGAAATCATTGAATGCTTTTGCAGACTTCGAAAAGGGATTGGCCAACATAGCTATTCTAATGGGTAGTAATACTGGAGATGTGAAACAGTTTGAGAAGGCTATTAAGGAATTATCGGTAACCTATGGACTGACTACTAAATCGCTCCTTAAGTCTAGTTTTGACATACATTCTGCTGTAGGAAATACTGCAGAGTCTTTGAACATCTTAGCTGCTGCTTCTAAACTAGCTGTCGCTGGTGGTTCGGATATGGAAGCAACGACTCAGGGGTTGGTAACTCTAATGGAGGCGTACGGGAGTTCTCTTAACGGTGCTGCTGACGCTGCAGACTTGTTATTTAAAGCACAGGTTAGAGCCAGAGCGACTATAGGTGAGTTATCATCTGCTGCTGGTAGGTTTTTACCAATGGCAAGTGACTTAGAGATTTCTGCTGAAGATACAATGGCCGCGTATGCTAAGATGACTGTCTCGATGGGTAACTATAATGAAGCCGCTACAGCGATGACAGGTATTATGCAGGGTCTGTTGAAACCTACCGAAGAGTTACAAGCGAAGTCTCAAGATTGGTTCGATATGACTACTCAAGAGGCCTTAAAACAAGGTAAGTTTTTAGACATCTTAGAAGAGATGGGCAAGGTACGGAAAGAAGAATTAGGACGTATGTTACCTAGGGTTAGAGCCTTGAAGGGATTGATAGCAGCAACTAAAGAGATGAATGAGACGAGAAAGTTTGCTATAGAGTTTGCGAATAGGCAGGGTATCACGGAAGAGGCGTTAAAGGTTCAGATGGAGACGACTAAGAAGAAATTGGATAAAGTAGCTGCTTCTTGGCATATGATGAATATAGAAGTAGGAGGGTTCATCGCAAAGGAAACTCCCTTAATTAGCGCTATGCAAAATATAGCATTGGCTATGAGGAAGTTACCAGATATGATAAGGGGGGGACTATTTACATCAGTTAAGGATGGTATCCTAGATGCAATCTTTCCAGGAGGCGCAGAAGTAGGAAGCAGAGCGGTTGCTTTCGTCAATAACGCTATAGATAAAGTAAGTGGAGTAAAAAAAGATACTGGAGGAGCTCCAACACCAACAACTCCAATTGTTTCAGGAGGGGACCCTTGGGAGGGCCAAAGTCAAGAGGAGTTTGCAGCTAATAAGAAACTTGAGATACTAAGAGTTTCGAACACAAAAGAAGCTGAGTTAGTCTTAGAAGGAACCACAGCAATTGCTGCTATAATGGAAGAGGCTCATGAGAAGACTGCGTATATGAAAGAACAAGAAAAAATAGCAATACTTCAAGGAGAGATGGATAAGGTCGCAGCTATTTGGTTGGCGGAGACACAGATTCAAGAAATTCGAGAGGCCGCAGGTGATAGATATATGGAGTTGCTAGCAGCACAACAGGAAATGGTAAAGAAGGTAGCTTTAGCGAATGCTCAAGCAATTATGAGCTCCACTGCTCAAACAATGGGTTCAGTAGCGTCTCTATTTGAAATAGCCCAGGGAGAGAGTAAGAAGTATGCAATGGTCATAAAAGCTCTCAGGGTAGGAGAGGCTATAATAAATACAGCGGTTGCAGTTACTGCTGCATTAGCAGCACCACCTGGATGGCCTCTCAATATGATGGGCGTAATATCTGCAGGAGCTGCTGGAGCAGTACAGGTAGCAACTATTATGTCACAAGGATTTGCAGCAGGTACAGATAGTGTCCCTGCAAGTCTAACCCCAGGAGAGATGGTAGTTCCTAAGAGTTTCGCATCTGCGATAAGAGCGGGAAACTTAACTCTAGGAGGACCCTCAGGTGGAGGGGAGTCAACAGGAGCAGGTTCAGGAAATGTTGTGAACCACAACTATTACATCCAAGCGGTAGACGCGCCTAGTTTTGCTAATCTGGTTCAATCGAATCCAGAAGCTATAGAAATAGTCGTTGGAAGGGCAGTTATGAACAATACACCGCTTAGAGGTGCAATGAGGGAGAACTTAATATAATGAGTGCAGAAATCTTTACAGGAGATATTGTATTATCGTATGAGAAAACAAAGATATATCGAACGTTAGTCTCTCCATTTATGAGTGGTAAGGAGCAAAGACGTTCTAAGTGGACTCGTCCGAAACATAGATTCAAATGGGGAGCAACTGGAAGGAACACAGAGCAGTCTGATTACCTATACAACTTCTTCAATGGAAAGTCAGGAAAGGGAGAAAGCTTCTATTGGGAGGCTACAGATGAAAGTCCTATCTCCCAAAGTGGAGATGAACATGTAGGAACTGGAACAGGTTCGGAGAAATCCTTTCAGTTCGATAGGTATCCAGTTAAGAGTGGTGATTGTGATTTAACCGTAGATGGTACTCCAGTAACAGAGGCTTCTGATTATACGGTGAACTATACTACGGGCGCAATAGAGTTCTCTGTAGCTCCAGGAAGTGCTGAACTTGTAATGGCAACAGATTATAGATTCTACTATCAAGTTAGGTTTGGTGGGGATGAGTTGTCGCGAGAACAATTCGCCTACAAACTTTGGAATTTTGACATTGACTTGGTAGAGGTGTTATGAGAAACTTAACTCAAGATTTTAAGACAACTGCATCAGGTGACCACAATAGACCAGTCGAATTGATTGACCTCTATCTGGACACAACTACATATTACTTCGTGGCTAACAACACGGAGAGTATTAGCTTCTTCAATGCTGCTTCGGGAGATGCTGCAGTTTATCAACCAGTACCAGGTTCGAGAAGTTCTGCGAAGTCTTCTTTGGGATTAGACATAGACAGAGTGAGAGTAGGAATATCCAATGTAGATAAGAGTTTGGTAGGATACTTACAGGCTAATGAGTTCAGAGGTAGACGAATAGTTATCCGACAGGTATTCACTAACGTATTGGGGTCCTCAGGAGATGCTGTTACTATATTCGATGGTCTAATGGATTCTCCAGCGGTAGACGATAAATGGTTATCCATAAATGTAGTTCCAAGGATAAGTTCGTTGAAGAAGAAAGCCCCTCACATATGGTATCAGTTACCTTGCAATTGGAGGTTCGGGGGAGAGGAGTGTGGAGTAAATGTAGCAGATGCTGCGTACAGCAAAAGTAAGACATGTGACGCTGATTGTACTACAACTGAACTTAAAGGAGTTGATGTAACGGAGGCAGATAGGTATTGGAGAAGAGGTTACGTAAGATTCACATCGGGTCAGAATGACGGGTACAGACAAACAGTAGATACAAGTATAGTAGGACAGATTACTTTAGACAACCCTATGCCTTATGCACCAGCAGTGGGAGATACATACACGGTGCGGACTGGTTGCGATAAGACGTTATTCATGTGCAGTGGCGATTATGGCAACGAAGCAAACTTCGGGGGCTTTCATACCATCCCTGAGAATATGGTGATAAAATGATAAATGACAGAGTGCAGAAGTATGTAGGAGTTAAGTATAAACTCAAAGGGGAAACACTAGAGGAGGGCATGGATTGCGTAACTCTATTGATAGCCTATTATAGAGAATTGGGAACCCAGGCACAAGAGCAGTTTCCCGATTATGAGTTTGACGGACATTTTATACTTACCACAGCAAGAAAATTCAATGATGAGATTGCAAAACTTACCGCCGGAGGACATAGGAGAGATAGGATAGAAGACCTAAAGGAAAACGACTTAATATTCTTCTCCATAAGTGGGAAGGATAGAATAGAGTTGGCCGCTGCCTATCTGGGGGATAATAAGTTCTTGTATATGCCTCACGTAGGAAAGAGTTGTATATCTTCCCTCAGTGACTATTGGACGGGGAAGTTTAGATACGGCCTGGAGGTGGTAGGATGCCTGTAACAGCCACCGCTGTAACATATGCCATTATAGGTTGGGTAATTGTCGCTGCCGGAGCCGCTGTAGTTTACGGTATGATGACTGCTCCGAAGTCTGGAGCAGTTGGTGGCGGTAACCTTATTGGTGCGGGTGGTTCTTCTCCACGATATGGATTTGGTGCTCTTCAGAATACAACTACTTCAGAGTTACCTCTTCCGATTCTATACGGCACACTGAAGATGTATGGTAACAATGTTTACCAAAGTGAACCTGGTGCTTCAGTAAAGAGAGCGATTTGTATCTGTATGGGAGAAGTTACAAGTATAACAGATGTTAAAGTAAACGACACTCCAATAGAGGATATTGGAAGTTGTTCCTATACTGCGTACCTAGGAACTGAAACCCAAGACCAAGATGAGAGGTTCGCGGGTAAGTTATACGGTATGAGAAGGTTCGCTTATCTAGCGGTTACTCTTACTGCTGGGAGCAAACTAAAAGGTGGTAACCCCGTTGTATCCTCAACTGTAGCGGGAACGAAAGTACGAACTCCTTATGCAGCACTCAATTGGACCAATACAAAGTACTCCAATAATCCATCCGCTTGCGTATTGGATTTTCTGACTAATCAAAGATATGGATGTGGATTGGGTGACGATGTAATCGACTTCACCAGTTTCTACAATTCATACCTTTACTGTGATGGTCAAGTAGAAGATGGGGATGGAGGGTTAGAGAATAGATTCGAACTGGATATGGTAATTGACTCTCAGAGGTCTCAGTTAGATATCCTAGGTGAGATACTTGCTACCTTTGGAGGGTTCCTAGTGTGGGCCCAAGGTAAACTGTTTCTTAACGTAGAGAAGGAAGAAGTATCAACTCAGGACTTTGATGAAGATACTATCATACAGGATAGTGCGAAGTTCTCAATGACGGGTAAGGATGAGTTCTACAATAGGATAAAGGTTCTCTTCTTAGACCCCGAGAATGAATATACGAAAGTTTACGCCATTGCAGAAGACTTGAATGACCAGGTCTTGAGAAACGACTTAGAGGGAGGACGAGGAGTAGTAGGTACAGAAGTCCAACTTATGGGAATCACCAGACAGAGTCAAGCACTCAGAGTAGCAAACTTCTTTCTGCGAATGTCCCGGGTCGTTGGGGTTAACCTAACATTCAAAACGTCTATCCTAGCTGTACATTGTGAACCCGGAGATGTCATATCTGTAACTTTACCCGATTACAATTGGGATAAGAAGCAATTCAGAATACTGTCTATAGCCGAAATGGATGATGACAATAGGTTGATAGAATGTAGGGAGCACTATGGTACTCTCTATACTGACAGTTATGGAGGGGACTTATCCAACTACACCCGTCCAGTTCTACCATTAACAGATTATGAAACGCAACCTCTTCCAAATCCAACAGACGTGGATGCTAAAGAGACTGTTTATTTCAATCACGATGGTGCAGCTATTTCAGATTTGGAAGTTACTTGGGATGGGATAAAGCAAGGATTTGAATACTTCGATTACTACCAAGTGGAGTTAAGGAAGGTAGGAGATAGTGAATTAGCAAGGTTAGAGGATTACAAAGATGACCCAATCCTCAACCTAGGTTTATTCATCAATGTATGGACATCAGGAGATGATGGATATACAGTGGTAGGGTATACGAAAGATGAGTATATGACTATTCCAGATGTGGAAAGTCAGGCAACCTATATAATCAGAGTTAAGACAGTCTCCACGAGAGACTATATTTCCGATGGTGCGTATTCTGCTAACATCATCACTTTAGGTAAACAAGGTGCCCCAGCAGTTGTTCAGGGACTTACGAATACATTTACGAACGAGATAACACTGGCTTGGACTCCCAATACAGATGTAGACCTGTGGGGATATGAAATACGTACTACTGATGTGACTTGGGCCTCTGGTGATGTTTCTAATCTCGTATTTAGGGGTCAGGCGGATACGTACACAATAATAAGTCCAGGTTCTCGCGCTCCTGGTACTTATTATTGTAGGGCGATAGACAGGAGTGGTAACTACTCGGTCTCTTCGGCCAGTACTACACCTACCAATGCTGCTCCTGCTGCGCCCGTTATAGAACCACTAGTGTGGTTTGGGTTTGCAGAACTAAACTGGGTAGACGTTACAGACCCTGACCTTGTAAGTTACGACATCTACGTATCGAGAAATAACACATGGGGGAGTGGGGATGACTGGTTAGAGTCAAAGGTAGTAGGAACCAGAGCAACAATCCTAGGAGACCCTCCAGTTGCTGGTAGTGGGGATAGTGGAACAAATGACACTCTAACTGCAACAGAGTTAGTAGGTTCTGGAGATAGGAGGTTTGAGGGAGACCAGTTAGCTATAACAAGAGGTACTGGAAGAGGACAAACTAGACAGGTTATAGGATACGATGCAGTCGCAGGAACAATAACAGGAGACACTGTTTGGGATACTAATCCAGATGCTACCTCAGAATGGTTGCTGACCGATAAGAGATGGTACAGAGTTTACGGGGTGGATACTTATGGTAGCGGAGATGCTTCAAACGTTGTATCCGTCGAATATAAGACGCTAACAGCAGACATGTTTGGCGATGAAGTCATAAAAGCCAGAAATCTCTATGCCGGGGAGATACTAACACTGTCTGCTCAAATCAGAGATGCTATCATAAACAACGCTCATATCATTAACCTTTCAGTTACGAAACTAATAGCAGGTACCTTAGCTGCAGGCTCGATAGTCATAAACGAATCGGGAGACATAAGAAGTGACAATTATGTGGAGGGAGTTACTGGATTCAAATTAGACGGTACAGACGGGTTAGAGATTAACTCGGGAACGATATACGGAGCAGGAGTTTCAGACGTAGTAGGAAGGTCACTATTTTGGTATCTTCCAGGGTCTCCCGAGTCTGGGGACAACGCCAGTGGAACTTTCATAATGCCTTTCGACGCTACTATAAAGAGTGCAAGAGGTTATATAGAGAAACCTTCTTCAGGAGACTCAGTCATAGTAGACGTAGACGTTAATGGTTCATCTATCTGGGCGTCCAGTCAGTGGAACAGAATAATACTTCCATCAGGAGATGAAACCCCCGAAACGGTTATCAGAGAAGTATTTGATACAACGACTATCGCATCCGGGGATGAAGTGACTATAGGAGTAGACCAGATAGGTTCGCTCTATGAGGGTGAAGATATTTCAATTCAACTCGACGTGGAGATAGCATAATGCCTTCAAAAGACCTTGTTTATAATCAAGACCTAGTAGTAGTAGAAGGAGGTTCTTTTACTATAGGGGCAATCGCTGATATGAATGATGCTAACGATGCGTCTTATCGGGGCAAGTGGGACGCTCTTGGGGTGACTGCTGGAGGGTCTATATCCTCAATATGTTGGTTTCCCCGTAGTAAGATACAAGAGGTGAAACTAAAGTTTACTTCAGTTGGAGGAGGAAGAAGTGGGGGGTATCGACAATGGGGCATACAATTATACTTTAATGGTGATTGGCAAGACATAATATATGTTGAAACAACTCAGGGGACAACTACAGCAACGTGGATATCAGATGATACTGGATGGTCAGGAGTTACAGGAATGAAAGCGATTGTAGTGGGTCTGGGTAGGGATTTGCAAATTCCCTATAGCACTTCTCAGGGGTACGCTTATATTTATGAAATGCAAGCTTGGGGGGCCCCTGCTGGGGGCTACCACCATATGTTATAACAAACAAGGAGGTAGAGATGGAACAGATTCAAGCAATAGTGGACATGATAATAGCGTATATACCTATAGCGTTAACAGTTGTAGGTACGTTTGCTCTTATCGCAACTAAGACACCGAATAAGGTAGATGATAAGATACTCCAGGTCATACTGGATGTTATCAACTTCCTAGGTGCAAACTTAGGCAAAGCGAAGAACGAAGATGTTTAGCATCAGTGCCATTCTCGGGATACTACATCAAGGTCTTGCGATAGTTCGTAATGCTACAGACCCAGATAAGAAGGATAAGAACTTCAATGTGGGTCTGAAGAAGAATTGGAAGAAGGCTTTGGATGTAGCAGAGGACATCTGTGAACTGATTGATGAACATCAGAACGCATTGCCTGAGAAGGTAAAAAGAAAATATAAAAAACTCAAGAGTAAGTTCAATGATTTGGACTAACGAATAAAAAGTTAAAACTTTTGCGAATAACGCTATCCCTCAATAAACATACGGGGTATAGCGTTTTTTGTTAAAAGAATTCTTCCTTAGGTAGAATTATTTTAATTATTTTCTTGACGAAATCGGATTTATAACATATAATTTATTTATAGATATAAATAGAACTAATAAGTTATAACAAACAAGGGAGGCTGCGATGAGAGAAGTAAAACTAAACGATAGGGAAAAGAAAGCGCTCAGGTTAGTAATTCAAATGGCAGAGAAAGGTACGGGTGGGCAATTTACTTGGAGCGATGAAGTAGTATTAGAGTCATACAAGGTAGAGATGACAAAAGCTCAGATGAGTGGATACTTAGCGATGCTGCAGAGGAAAGGTCTTATAACAATCTATCCTAAGGATAAAAATAGTGATTCGCCAGGAGGTCAAATAGGCGTAGGTCGCTTAGGTGATATGGAAAACTTAGATTCAGTGAAGAAGTATTTATTTACTACTCATCGCAGTGGAGACATCACATGGGTGAACTCATACGAGGGGGAGAAAGAAATAGCACGACTGGATGCGAGACAGGGGAACATAAACGTACTGGTAGAAAACTTTATGCAGATGAACATTGGAAGAGAGGGATGGAATGAGGTAGCGTTAAAGGAGAAGATAGAAGAACTGAGGGAAAGCTATGCGGACGAGAAAAAATACACGGACATGAAACTTTCGAACATGGTGTTGATAAACTGCTAAGGAAAACTAAACTGTGGGGGTGTAATAGCCCCCACGCTAACAAGGAGGGCTGCAAGATGGTAACAATAAAAGATTTAGACTTTGGGGTAAAGAAGGAACAACTGAGATTCGACTCCGCTGGGGAGTCGTTCGATGTACCTAACAGAAAGGTAGTGCTGAGAGAGGACACGATGGAACCTCTCGGGATAGTGAGCGACAACTATAAGATAGTGCCTCACAATAGAGTGGTTGAAGCGTTCGATGAAATGCCGAATCTCAAACAAGACCGTTTAAGCCTGTGTAAGAACGGTGCGATAATGTTCGCTGACTATACTATACAAGAAGGTAACGAAACGTTGCTAGCAGAGGTTAGAAAGGGGGATACAGTTAGCTATCAGGTAAGGGCGTTCAATAGTTACAATATGGAGTTCGGTGTAGGATTCGAAATCAGAGCATTGAGACTCGTATGCACAAATGGGTTAACAGTGCCCAGGGGAGTTGCAAGACTGTCATTCAAACACGTTGAGGGATTGAACATGAATACCTTAACTGAGATAATCTTCCAGAAGATGGAAGGTGCGAAAGAGGTAACTCAGATATGGAGGGAGTGGACAGAGAAAGCAGCAAAGGAAGATAAGGTGAAAGAGTTCTGTGAGAGTCTTGATACCTTAGGTGAAAAGACGAGGAACAAACTGTACGAAGCCTCGCTGAGGGAAAATGACAAGATGGGAATGTGGGGAGTCTTCAATGTGATGACTGCTTATACGACTCACGAGACTAAATCAAGACTGGCAGAGAATAGGGTACTTGCTCAGAGGAACAAAGAGACAGAGATACTTAACAGGTTCTACAAGTTCAACTGGGGCTTTGCAAAACAAGGATAACAAACAAAGAAACAGAGAAAGGGGGAGAATCGTTAATCTCTCCCTTTTTCATGGATATTAGGTACGGTAAATCCTTCGTATACAACCAGTTCGATAGTGGAGCAGCATATTAGTCACACCCTTTATTACAGTGTATTACGCACTACTACTTTATAATAAATAATATTACTTCATGAAAAAACAAGAATTATTTTGGTACCGTAACAAAAGTAATAACTTTTCCAATAACGTTATAGTGCAACAAACATACGGGGTTTAACGTTCTGAGAAGGTAAACGTTTACCACTGAATAAAAATAACCAAAAAAAAACTTGACGAAACTCGATTCATAACATATAATTTATTTATAGATATAAATAGTACTAATAAATAATAACAAGGGAGGCTGCAGTGAGAAAGGAACTAAGGGAAAAGATGGAGGGGTTGATAGAAGGTCAGCCAATGGAAGTAATACAGAGAGCAGTGATAGGTGTTGTAGTTGATATGAGACATGAGGGATTCGATTCAGAGGATGTTAAAGAGTTCGTGAGAGAGAACATAGAAGAGACGCTGACGGCAATGTATCAAACAGAAGAGGTCAAATGTGAGTACTGTGGTCATCGCCTCGAAGTTGTACGCACTGATGAACTTTGGGAATGTCCTGAGTGTAAGAAGAAAGAGGCGTTGCTGGTTCTTACAGGGCCTGCTGCAGACATTCATAATCCGAAGTCAGAGTATAATAAGGAACGAGCAGTAGAAGAGATGGATGAGAAAGAGATAGAGGATAGGATGCATGAAGAGCAGGCAGAGGTAGAAGGAATAGACTCACTTGAGGATAAAGAGAACAATGCCACTCGGGAGGAAAACTAATGCAACCATTTGACGAATATGGAATGGAGCTGTTAAGGAAGCACAACTGTACAGTACGAAGCACTAGGGACGACGCTTCAGGATGTGCATACATTGGTACCAGGGAGATAACTGTTCCAGCGTCTCTCGGTTATTTGGGGTTTGCAGTGTTCTGTCATGAGGCGGGACATATAGTGCTGGGCCATTGCGATAAGGCTGAGAGCGGCAAGTTAAGATGTGTAGAAGAGTATGAAGCTTGGACATTCGCTAGACAGTGTTACAGAGAGATAGGTATACCATGGAAGAAGAGAGTCCAGGACAGAATGGTATCCAGTTTAAGGTACTCAGTAAGAAAAGCCACGCGCAGAGGATTAAGAACTATTCCAGAGAAGTTAAGAGACGTGACAGGTTACTCAAACAAAGAACTCATAGGGAGGAAGTAATGTTAGTAGACAAAAACGGACAGTTGTTGTTTCCATTCATGAAGGAACACACAGAGATAGTTTACGCAATGGGCAGGTCGTTTAAGATAGGAGCACGACCAGAAGGAATGACAGAGGCTGAATGGGTAAAGAAAACAGGGAGGTATTAAGATGGGGCTGCCAGACAACGTGCTACAGAGATGGAAAGATTCAGAGGACAGTTTTATGATAGCTTTAAGAGAAGGGTACATAAAAGACGGGTTACCTACTCAGGATGAAGCAGTACTAATGCTAGCGTATTTCCTACGTTTCAGTATAGGATGTACAAAACTAGGTTGCAAAGAACTACCAGCGAAATACGAGAAAAGAGCAACACTGTACACAGTAGGATTGGAAGAGTTAGGGTTCAAAAGAGGATGGACAGGACTAGGAAAGAAAACGAGAGAACGTGGAGGACTTGAGACAATAATCGCAAGGGCATCAGGAGCAGTTGGAGTTAGCTACACAGGGTAGCCTAAGTATCACACGTACAGTACGAACTGTGCGTATACGTTGGATTACTAACGAATAAGGAGGAGTAATGAAGGTGTTAAGTCTCGTTTTAGTATTGGCATTCATATTTGCAAGCACCGCGGAAGCCTTTCCAGGCAGCGCAGCTATCAAAACAATCAACTCTGGAACGAGGACAGGGACCGCTTCTTATTACACTTACGAGAGCTGTAAGAGGGAAGGTACCTCAGGAGTATGGACAGCATCAGGAGAACGTTACGACGAGAATGATATGACGTGTGCTATGAGAAGGAGAGATTGGGGAGGTGTGTATAAGGTAACAAATATAGACAATGGCAAGTCAGTCGTAGTAAGACACAACGATTTCGGACCGAATAAGAAACTTTACAACAAAGGTCGCATAGTTGATTTGTCGAAAGGAGCATTCGAAAAGATAGGAAATCTAAGAAAGGGCATACTTAGAGTAACCGTTGAGAAGGTCTCCTAATGCAGGGAGAGAGGCTTTTTCGGATATTTGGTACCATGGATGGAGTAAACGGGAAAACAGGGTATCCCCGCAGGACAGCAGACAGTTTACGTAAAGGTTTACTAAAGGTTGAGGGGGGTTGCGATGATACAAGCAGAAGTAATAATGAGGGAGTTCTTAAGTGAATTAAGTGAGGGAAGAACAAGGGTTGAAGCACTCGTAGTAGTGGCCGACCATTACGAACAAGATACACTATCAATTGAGGGCGTTATAATAACAGAGGAGATACTACATGGAAGATTACAAACAGACAGAGGGGTTATTGACACTGAAAGAAGCATCCGACTACCTAAAGATATCGGACCAGACTATTCGTACCCGAATGAAGGAAGGTCGACTCTCATGTGTCCGGGACGGGCGTAAGATACTATTTACCATCCCTCAGCTAGAAAACTATGTAAAGAGCAATACCCTGGAGGGAAACATTGAATAAAACCTCTCTCCATGAAACAACAGATAAGACAAGGGGACGTTCTTTTTTTAAACCCCTGTCCTATCTATTTATAGAAATAGATATATATGATTATGATAGAAGCTGTTTATAGCTTCTATTTATATAAGAATATGAATTGTTATACGTATATTATAATAGGGGGACGCAGTGAAGAGTATTTGTGAAAGATGTGAATTAAAAGATACGTGCCCATTCTGTAGAGAGGATGAAGATTTTCAAGCTTGTATAGTATTCAGGGAGGGGAGATGAATTTGACACAAACAAGGAGGTGCGTTATGACTCGAAACGTACTCCGGGACAAGGCAGGGCAGACAGTCTTGTCCCTACAACTATTAAGGAGGAGAAATGAAACTACAAGAGAAGTTAGAGTATTTGAAAGATAATCATTTGTCTGAGTTTCTTAAAAAGAGACAAGAGACAGAAGATAGGGTGTCTCAAGGAAATGCTATGTTTTGTTTTTGTGGTAGATTGGCTACGGGGTTGCATGAGATGAGCTGTCGTACGTTTCGTAAGAAGGTTGATTCAGTAACCGTTAAATCATTAAGGCACCTATTGTTAAAGGAGGGGAAATAATGCACAGAACACAAATGTTAATCCCAGTATGGTTAGATGATTGGCTGAATGGGTTATGTGGAGAGGTTAGTAAAGGAGGAATGATTAGAGGGTTACTCTGTATAGGGTTGTTACATAGGAAGAAATATCATGACATGGAATGGGAAGACTTGGAATTTAAAGCAAGAAAACAACTAGGAAGGGAGGAGAAATGATAGGCAAGAGTTGGAACTATCAGTTTAACGACAAACCAAGGTCATGTGGGATATGTTGCAAGACGTACAAACCACTTTCACCCAACTCGAGGTATTGTGGGGACAAGTGTAAGGCGGTTGCAAAAGAACGATGCAGAGCGAGAAGTAAGAAGAGAGTAGCGGCAATGATTATTATTTCGTTAATATGTAGTAGTGCATTTGCAGCAACAATAAAACACAACCCGTACTCTAACAAGTACGAGCTGGTAGACAATGATGCTACAATACAATATAATCAAATGAATGGGAAGTACGTTTATGCGAGTCCCGATAGTGCTCTTCAGCATAACCCATATAGTAATAAGTACGAACTGAGGAAACCCAACAAGAGCACGGGTTATAACAGACAAAAATAAACATTGATTTATTTTGAAAAGTATCATATAATAAAAGAGTGTTACAAATTACAATCTTAGGAGTGCTGTGGCTGATAAAAATTACTTAGAGTTCATAATTGCAAAATCACATTTGGGAATGAACGCCAGAGAGAATAAAATACTTGATGTGTTCTTTCAGTTACATGGATTCTATATACAACATAATAAACGTTCAAAGATAACATTAGCACAAGCTGCAAAACTTTCTGCGTTAGGAGCTGCCCAACTATCACAAGGTCTTGATGACTTGATTATGAAAAACATAATCCTTAGAGTTAAGGCATCCGAAGCAGTTACAGAGCGGGCAGGGGAGAAGCTTCACTCCATACCAATACTAGAGAGTGTCGTTGATGTTCCGGTGTACGGTGCGTTATATGATGTATCCGCTGAGCTTTTCTTCTGCCTTAACTATAGATGGGATTCATGGTTGTATGCAAAAGATGTTCCAGTACTTGCAAAGGTAAAGAAGTTCACGGTAGAGAAAGGCAAGGCAAAGGATGGAGACTTCCAGAGCGTAGGTTCAATGGCTAAGAAAGCACTTGACTACTTCTGTACGAAGTTTGTTGCGAAGTACAGAACGAAGTATAGTTGCAACGCAGGCAGTATGAAAGAGTTTATGAAGATGATAGAACTGTTGAGAGACAGAAATGCGGATGACCAGAGTATCTTTAGTTTTATAGATTTTGCGTATCAACGAAGACTTGATATGGTACATCCAATGTTGATAAAGTATGTGGCAGAAGATTTTGAACTGTTTTTAACACAACTGCCCAGGACTGCATCAGGCGAAGATGGCTTCGTAAGAGATGCAGATGGACAAGTAAGAGTGAGGTAAATATGAACAAGACAGAAGTAGCGAAAGAAGGATTCAGAGCGGGATTGGTGCATAAAGCAATAGCAGAGAAGATAATGGAAGTGTTCCCTGCTGCTACTTATGACAACGCTAGCGCTCTCGTATCAATGACAAAATTAAACCTACAGAAAAATGATATCCTGGTGGTGTACGGAAAGAAAAATACTATCCCAGAGTCATTAGAGCGGACGAGACACCCTGTCGAGTCCACGGAAGTGAGGACGCAGCCCCTTGCTTCCAGCTCTGGGGTGGTTATACAGGATAATGATTTATTCGACTAAAACAAGGAGGGGATACATGGAAAAGAGCAAGAAAACCAAGGGGGATACGCTAGATTGGGCTAAAGAGGCCTCAGGGATACTACCAAATGAGTGCTGTAGTCGCTGTGGGAGCACAGATAATATAGAAAGACATCACCTCAATGGGGTACATATTCCCTATGGGGTTTCTACTAATACTGCGTTCAATAAGGAAGAGGATGTGGAAATATTGTGTCGTAAGTGCCATCAGAAGCTTCACAACGAGTTAGGAACCTGGAAGAGAGAGAATTGGGGGGTCAATGAAATAGCTACCGGCGCTGCTCTAATGTTAAGAGGGCTCTCTAAGAAGTTCCGGGGGCTTGATTTGGAAGATGAAAATCTTCAAGGTACCCCACATAGGATTGCACGAGCTTGGATAGAGTTGTTCGCGGGGTTGGATGAAAATGCAGACGATGTACTAGGTACTTCGTTTCCCTCTGACGGTTATAACGAGATGGTGATTCTAAAGGATATAGAATTCCAATCCATGTGTTCGCATCATTTTCTTCCCTTCTTGGGTAAAGCGCATGTGGCTTACATTCCAGAAGATGGTGGAAGGGTGGTAGGAGTATCCAAACTTGCTAGGGTGGTAGACATTTATGCTAGGAGACCTCAGATACAAGAAAGGATGACGAGACAGATAGCAGACGCGATAGAAAAGCATCTCAAGCCGAAAGGACTAGGAGTTGTAATCGAAGCGCAGCATATGTGTACTGCTATTAGAGGAGTACGAAAACAAAGTAGTGTTATGACAACCTCCGCAATGAGGGGAGTGTTTTTAGACCCTACCAAGCAAGCAAGAGAAGAGTTCTTAACCTTAATAAGGAGGTAACAATGGCTGATGAAGAAAAGAAAGAAGCACCAAAGGAAGAGTACAAAGGAACACTGGCAGAGTTTTTATCTCTACCAAGGGACGTAGACCCTACCACATTATCAAAGTTCATAAGTGATATGGTAGAGGGATTCAAGTTAGGCGCGAAAGTGTATGGAGAGGAACAGCATAAGGATAGTGACCTTTTCTTCGAGATGAGGTCAGAGTTAAGAGATGTAGCGTGCTATGCTTTTTTTCAATACCAAGAGGTAGCGAAGTTGGAACAGAAGTACGAAGACCTTAAAGAGGAAGCACTTAAAGAAAAGGAGCTGTTCGAATGAAACTATCTTTCATATGTCCAGAGTCGTATTGTGAAGCACTACATGATATGCAGGACTTCTATCTTCTGCTTCCACACGTGTCTCAGTTAGATGCTGAGTACAGCGCTTTCTTCAAAGGAACGAAGAAGTATAAGATAATGGATAACAGTGCACATGAGTTAGGTTCTTCATTACCATTCGGGCAGGTAATAGAAGAAGCAATAAGGTTAGAGTGCGATGAAATAGTATTGCCCGACCATAAGTTCGATATGAAGAAAACGCTACAAGATTCTATGGCAGCACTAGATATACTGTCTCGTTCTGATGGTGCAAGAGGTTTAAAGATTCAGGCGGTTCCCCAAGGTAGTACTTATCAAGAGTATATGGAGTGTTATGAAGAGTTATGTAGATGGTCAGAAGTAGATGTTATAGGTTTAGCGTTCAGGGTAGTAGAAAAGTGCTTTAAGAGTGAGACTAATCTGCCTGGGGTGATGCCGAACCGAGTGTATCTAACAAATCTACTAGACAAAATGGACCCGCAGAAGGAACATCATCTGCTAGGACTGGGTAACGTACTTGAATTGTTCTTCCAGAAGAAGTATTCTTGGATACGTAGTAACGATACTACCAAGCAGGTGAAGTACGCTATGAACGACATAGCTTTTACAGTTGAAGGATGTGCGGATAAGGTAGATGGTCTACTGGACTTCGATGGTGGCTACGATAAGGAGGTGTTTCAACAAGCCCTACAAAATATTTTAGTTACTATGCAAATGGTAAAATAAGGAGGCTGTGGTGATTACGAACGAAGATTTGTATTACAAGGTTGCGAAGAACATTATTGCTTGGAGACAAAGTTGGGGACCCGAATATAAGAAACTCCATAGTGAACAGAATAGAGAAGACATAACCAAGTGGGGCAAAGATAAACTCGCTCCATTCCTATCAGAAGAAGATGAAGTAATTCCAAGAGACCAGTGGGACTTAGATGGGCTCGTAGGAGCAACAAGTAAGCAACTCGAGCATTTCTCATATACAACTATGAGGAAACACTTAGAGGAGAACTTCAAACCCAAGTCAAACATTGCTGTGGTAATGTTATGTGCCAATAAGAAGCCCTACCGAACACAGCAGTATATCAAACAGTACTATACCATATGTCAGAAAGAGGGAGTAGACTTCTTCATACTATCCAATCCAGGAGTGATACCAATAGATTACGATGGGCACTACCCATATAGGTATTACGAATGGAACGAAACAGAAGAGACAGAAGAGATAAAGGCGAAGTACACAGCAGTTACCCGCGCTAGGATATACAGATGGTTTACTCAGTTCAAATACAAAGCGATAGTGAACATGGTTAGACCGGGGGAAACTTACGATGCACTTATCGATTGCCCTATCGAACAGAAGAAGTTCACTGTTTTTACCGACGAAAATATACGAAAAATAAATGACGAATATATAGATAGGTTTAAAGGTAGCACAGGTCTGTTAAAGTTTAGGATGCTGGGCCTTAAACGTACAAAGGAGATGTTCCTAGAAGAGCTTAGGAAAGCAAAGGAGGAAGTGTGTCTGTTTACTTAAACATAGGACCCTGTAGTTGGGGGAAGTGTAAGTTCTGCGGTTACAATCAAATGCAGAAGTTTGCTATGCCCACTAGGGAAGACTTGAAGGATATGTTAGATGAGGAATTGGTGAAGTGTAAGAAGGAAGGAAGATACTTTAAGATATTCAATGGTGGTAGTTGGTTCAGCGATGATGACTTAACACCAGAGATAAGAAACTTCGTTTATGACTATCTAAGTGACAATGGAGTAACTGCTCTGAGAGTAGAGAACAGGATAGACAAGGTAGACTGGGATGAGGTATCCAGAGTAGTAGAACTATTCGACCTCACTATCAGTTGGGGCTTTGAGATAGCAGACGATGAGATACTGAGTTGGTTAGGGAAAGGTATCGTAGTTGCCCAGATGGAAGAAGTTTTAGAGCAGTCGTTTAAGAAGGGAGTTAACAATCTCGTATACATAATGTCGGGGTTACCATTCACTACAGGTAACCAGGATTTCTTTCATACGGTCGATTGGTTGTACGAGAGGAAGACTTACGTGCAGGAGATAGTAGCACTCACATATGTACCAATGAGAGGTAGCCAGTTCTACGAAGAGTTATGGAAGACGAACAAGTTTAGAGTCATCAGTAAAGATGATTGGAGAGAGTGTAGAGAGTATATGAAAGAGAAGTACAAGGATACAGGAATCAAGTTAGGCTTTGAAACCTATCATTGGAGATACCTAAACGGTAAAACCTACAACGAATTATACAAAAGGGACAAGAATGCAGTTTGATTGTGATGTCGTTAATTGTAAAGAGTGCAAGTTATGGGAAGGTAGCACTTACGGTTACTCAGGTCTAGTATGTAGAACTGCTGGATTGATGGGAGTAGGACCTAAGGATGCCTCGATAATGGTAATAGGAGAAGCACTCGGAGGCGAAGAAGTAGTCAAGCAGGAACCCCTCGTAGGAAAACAAGGTCAGTTAATGAACCATTTTCTTAAGATGCAGGGTTTAGTTAGAGAGAATATGTATATTACGAATGTTGTAAAGTGTCGACCCCCAGGGAATAGAGCGCCGACTAAAAAGGAGGTGGCTGTATGCAAAACCAAGTTGTACTTGGAAATAGAAGAAGTGAAGCCAAAGATTATAGTTCTACTGGGGGCCGTCGCTATGAACACGGTGTTGGGGTTTTCCAAAGGTATCATTCGTCTTACGGGAAAGCCCTTCTGGAATGAACAATATGATGCTGTTTGTATACCAATCGTTCATCCGTCATATGTTTTGAGGAACCAGGGAGACAGAGCTAACGATTTGTTTCGTAAGGGGTGGGAAGCAGTATATCAGGCATTGGAGGGTAAAGGAATAGGCAAACCAGAACCTTGCAAGTATGTACCCTGTACTGATTTGGATAAGGTTCAGACGTTGTTCAAACATATAGAAGGAGAGAAAGAGGTATCTTATGATATTGAAACGTCGGGTTTTGGGTGGAGTGGTGTAGATAAGGTACTGTGTCTTGCGTTCTCTTGGAAAGAGAGAACAGGAGCAATTATTCCATTCTACCATAGCAATAAGAATTACATGACAGATGGTAAGTTAGAACCCTTCTGGGATAAGAGTGACTTTGGGTTCATCTGTAGGATGCTGAGAGATATGTTCAATGAGCCGTACGGTAAGACAATGATTGCTCAGAATGGTAAGTTTGATAACAAGTTTCTTATGCAAGCGAATGTACAGATGGTAGATTTTAAGTTCGATACGATGCTCGCTCATCATCTGTTACAGGAAACTGGTGCACACGACTTGAAGAGTTTAGCAATGGAATATACTGATATGGGTCAGTATGATAAGGGACTGAAAAAGTATTTATTGAACTCAAAGACGTCCTATGCGGTTATTCCCGAGGAGGTACTTTGGCAATACGCAGGAATGGATGTTGATGCTACCATAAGACTGTACAACATATTCAAACAGAGGTTGATAGATGAAGGTCTGTGGGTACTGTTCAGTAAGATAGTAATGCCCTACAACAAACTGCTTCAGAAGATGGAGATGAGAGGCGTGAGGATAGACCAATCCATACTCCAGAAGTTAATAGAGAAGTACGGAACTGAACTGGAAAAGCTTTCTGTGGGGTTGCAGGAACTCCCTAGCGTTAAGGTAGTAGAAAAACTGATGACTACTCTCGCCCAGAAGAAGAGCGATGAGGTAAGGAAGACACCCAAGGAAGTACCCCCAGTAGTATTCAATCCCAATAGCGTACAACACAAAAGAGCGTTGCTATATGGAGACCCCTATTCAGATAGGAGTACTAATAAGGATGCTTTGGAAAGCCTTTCTACCAAACACGAAGGAGCGAAGTATTTACAACGTACTGGTACTCTGTCTAAGTTTTATGGTACCTATTTGAAGAACGTACCAGAGCTGATACATGCAGACGGTAGGTTACATACTACTTATAAACAACATGGTACAGAAACAGGTAGACTATCTTCTGCGAACCCTAATCTTCAAAACCAACCAAAGAGAGGAGAAGAGGCGCAAGACATTCGGAGTTACTTCGTTGCAGCAGAAGGCAGTTGGTTAATAGAGGCCGACTTTAAACAAGCAGAGTTTAGATGTTGGGCACAGATGTCTCAGTGTCCCGATATGATTGCGTATATCAAATCTGGTAAAGACATTCACGCAGAGATGGGAGCTTTCCTATTTAAGAAACCAGAGGAGGAGGTTACGAAGTGGGATAGGTTTGTAGCTAAGATGACAGTATTTGGAGTCATGTATGGAAGGGGACCTAAGAGCGTAGCAGAAGAATATGATATACCTGTACTTGCAGCGACGAAAACAATTAGGCATTTTCTGGATAAGTTTCCAGTAGGAGAGAGGTGGTTGGATGAGACGAAGAAGTTTGCTGTTGATAATGGGTACGTAGTAAACTACTTTGGTCGTAAGAGACGCATACCAGTAGCAATGGGAGTAGCAACTTCTTTTACTGGGGAGGCAGGACAACTTATGTTTCACTCCTCTACGGAAATTGAATCTCATGCTTTAGCTCAGGCAGTGAACTCTCCTATTCAAGGGTTCGCACATGATTGTTTAGCAATCGTTATGATAAGAGTAGGGGTACGGTTAAAGGAAGAGAAACTGAAGACTTCTACTTTAATGGATATACATGATGCTGGTTTGTGGGAGACTCCAGATGAAGAGTTAAAAAGATTCGTGAAAATATTATACGAGGAAATGGAACGGCCAATCGCAGGGATGAACATTCCGATGCGGATTGATATATCTTATGGTAAAAGGTGGTCAGAGATGGAGGATTATGAGGATAAAGAATCTTGAGACAGTCATGTCTCAGATACGACCTATGCTCTTCACTTACTTAGAAGAACAAGGTAGGGACTTAAGTGGTACACACTTTCAGTGTCCCAACTCCCAAGCACACAGTAATGAAGATGAAACACCCAGTTGTAGTTTCTATCCAGATGAGGAACACTTTCATTGTTTCTCTTGCAGTTCAGCAGGAGACATATTCAAAGCGGTTTCGCTTATAGAGGGAAGACCCACGCATGGTATTGAGTTCATTACGGAGAATGTAGCGTATCTGGCTGACAAGTATAACATAGAGTACGAAACAGAAGTAGGTAACGAGGGACCAGAGGAAGATAAGACAGAGATACATAAGGTGTTGGAATACGCAGCACAGTTGCTATGCAACACTATGAAGGCAGAGAACCCTGTCACTAAGGATATCAAAACTTACATTAAGAAGAGAGGTTGGGAACATCTCGTTGATGAGTTTGGCTTTGGTTGGTGCAGTTACGACAAATTGATAAACAAACTACGGGGACAGAAGTTTACAAACGAGGTAATGATACGAGCAGGGCTTTTAGCAGGAGAGGACCAAAAGAAGAAAGGCTTTCAAAAGTTCCTATTTGATGATAGATTAGTGTTTCCTATAAAGAATCACTTCGGTAGAGTGGTAGGCTTTGCATCTAGAGACTACAGAGGACAGAAGAATGCTATACGCTATTTGAACTTTGGAAACTCTTCAGTGTACACGAAAGGAAGCATACTGTTCAACCTAGACAAGGCAAGAGCAGAAGGACATAAGTTGTACCTGGTAGAAGGATATGCTGATGCATTTACGTTACACCTTGCAGGAATAAAGAATGTAGTAGCCCTGTGTGGTAAGAACTTCACTCCAGCACAATACGCAGCATTATTGAAATGCGGGATACATCAAATAGTCTTCTGTTTGGATAACGAAGCAGGAGCGTTTACAAGTTTGGATAAGATACTACACACCCTGGTTACTGAGAAGACAGACCTAGAAGTGTTTGTGAAGAAGTTATCCGATACTAAAGACCCAGATGAGTACATACAGAAGCACGGGAAAGATAAGTTCTTAGCGTTACCAGAACAGACCATCTTTGAATACCAATTGGAGAAGTACGCAGACAGTCCAGATGAAGATATCTACAAGGATGAATGTCTGAATGTAATCGCTAATGAGGAAAGTGCGATTGCGCAAGAGAGGCTCATTAGGAGGATGTCGGAGACGATGAATCTTAGTGAGAGTGCTATCACACAAGAGTTACATGGGTTTGATGGGGAGGCGACTAAGGGGGTATTGTTAGAGGATGTGTTAGGAGAGATGGAGAAGATGGAGTCAGCCATAAACACATTCGAGGAATGGTCTTGGAGTAGAGGAGAACTACTAGGGTTACATATGGGTTGGCCTACACTCACAGCAAAGATGGAAGGACTACAGAACGCTTTGTATTTGGTAGCAGGAAGGTCAAACATAGGTAAGTCTACGTTCTGTTTAGAGATGGCACACAACGTTATAATGCACAACCCAGATAAGGTATTCGTGCTGTACTTTAGTATTGATGACAATACGAACAAGGTGCTACCGAGGATATTAGCCAGCCATTCAGGGATAGAGATAAACGTTTTATCGAATCCCATACATAAGATACGAAACAATGATGCTATCACAACCGAGCAAAGTGCGATGTTAGAACAGAAAAGAGATGAAGCAGTACATCATCTACGATGGTTATCCAACCAGTGGGTAGTGAAAGATGTAGGAGAGGGTAGGTCACTTGAGTACATGGAGAAGGTTATACGAATGTATAAGACTATCGCAAAGGATAAGCAGTTGGTGGTCTTCATCGACAACCTACATAAGATGACTACAGAGACTGGAGGAAAGGAAACGAGAGATAAGTTCACTCACATTAGTGAAGGACTGAAGAGGATAATCAATACATACGATGTACCTTTAGTTGCAACAGCAGAGATAAGAAAGATGCAGGATAGGTTAACTTGGCCTACAGAAGAAGACATCAAAGAGACTATTGATTTAACTTATGATGCAGATGCAGTCTTCTGTTTGCATAACGAACATACGATGTTAGAGGATAGTACGAAGACTAAATTGTACCATGTAACAGATGAAGGAATAGTCTTGCCCGTGATTGGTTTGTGGGCGAGGAAGAATAAACTGTCAGAGTTTAAAGGAAGAACCTACTACAAATTCTACCCTTCTTTAGCAAGAGTGGAAGAGTGTAATGAGCAGGAAAGAGTAGCATATGATAGGGTAGGGGATAACAACAAAGGAGGGTTCTAATGATAATTGGTAAGGATTTCGTATTTGATTCCGCACATAAGTTGCTCAATCACGAACACGGAGAGGCGTGGAATAGACAGATGTTTGGGAAGTGCAATGACATACACGGGCACACCTACAAGTTAAGGGTTGAAATAGGTGGTGGAGTTAGTACAGATGACGGGATGCTGATGAACTTCGTAGACCTGAAGGAACTTGTTAATGCGCAAATCATAGATAAGGTAGACCATCAGTTTTTGAATGATGTAGAGATATTTGGAGGCTGTATCTGTACCGCGGAGAATATGGTAAGAGCCTTTTGGAAGATTCTTGAACCGAAGGTTTTGGAACTGAAGTGTTCTCTCCACTCGCTTACTCTTTGGGAGACCCCAACAAGTTATGCAAGGATGGCAAGATGAAGCTAAGAGTTAACGAGGAATTCGTAGGTATACAAGGAGAGGGAAGGTTCGCAGGAGTCCCTATGCAGTTCATACGTCTGTCAGGATGTAATAGAGATTGTCCTTGGTGCGATACTTCTTACCATACGAGTGGTACGTACTTGAGTAAGAGTAAGTTCAACAATCTCGTTCAGGATGCTGGATACGTATGCTTAACTGGAGGAGAACCTTTGGTACAGAGAGCAGCAGTAGAAGAGTATATGATGGAAGTGTTCACTACAGATGTACATATAGAGACGAATGGAGATTTGTTAATGGAAGAAGACTTTCAGATGTTTGACCATATCTCCATAAGTCCCAAGGAGTTGATAACCGCCAGAAGAGTATTCGCAATGCAGAAGGAAGGAATAGCCACTTGGGATATAAAGGTAGTTACAGACTTCGAAACAGTAGGAGCAGATATGTTACCATATGCAACTATGCTGATGCCTTTGACTACTGGTAATCCAAAGAAGGACCTGATGATAAAGAAGAAGGTTTGGAATTATTGTTGGAGAAAAAAACTAAGATATTCCCCTAGACTTCATGTAGATGTTTGGGGTACAAAAAAAGGAGTGTGATATGGGACCTGAAGAAGTATTATTGGTATTGAGTGGCGGAATGGATAGTGCCACACTACTAGGTAAGCTAGTAGAAGAAGGGAAGTTCGTACACTGTGTAACATTTGACTATGGGCAGAGACATAGTAAAGAGATTGAATGTGCGAAGGAACTAGTAAAGTATTACAGTGGGGACTCTGCAACACACCATATCGTACAGTTTCCTTCCTTTGGAGGAAGTGCTTTGACAGATGAGGGTATAGCAGTTCCAGAGGGTAACTACGATGAAGAGAGCATGAAGGCAACAGTAGTACCTAATCGCAATATGATAATGCTTAGTCTTGCAGCAGCCTTAGCAGAGACTCTGAAGTACGTAGAGCATATCTACTATGGAGCCCATAGTGGTGACCATGCAATCTATTGGGACTGCCGTCAGGACTTTTTAGAGGATATCAACATAGTACTTAGCGGTAATGATATCAAGGAATTACAGATACTTGCTCCGTTTGTTGGACTTGACAAAGGAGACATAGCGTGCATGGGTAAAGCATTAAAGGTTCCCTATCAGCTTACTTGGACGTGTTACAAGGGAGAAGAGAAGGCATGTGGGGTATGTGGTAGCTGTAGAGAGAGACTAGAAGCGTTTGGTAAAGCAGATATGACTGACCCCCTTATCTACGAGGAGGTGTAATGGGCTATTTTAAGGGACACAAACATTCAGAGGAGACTCGAAAGAAATTAAGCGTTTCTTGGAAAAAGAAGTATAAGAAAGGTTACGTAAATCCTCTGAAAGGACTAGTGAGAGAAGATATTTCTGGAGATAAAAATCCAGCTAGAAGAGAAGACGTTAAAGAAAAGATAAAGAAGAATGTTAGGAGAGGGGAGGAACACCCCTTCTATAAGGATGGCATGGCTAGAAAGATTACGGAGTATAGAGAAGCACACCCTACTTGTGAGGTGTGTAAAAAGAGAAAAACTAGATATGTTCATCATAAAGATTGGAATAGGGAGAATAATAACAAAGGTAATTTTGCTGCTGTGTGTACTATATGTCATGATAGTATACATAGGGATAAGTGTCGTTTTTGTGAGAATACCTTTAAGTGCCACGAGGAGAGTTATGAAACAGTCTAAACACATAATTACGTGGGAGCAGTATTTGAAGGATGTAAAGGAACTGGCGGATAAACTGAATGATGTAAAAGATATCACAAATCATTCTCTCTTTCCTATTCCTCGTGGAGGGTTGTATATTGCTGCAGGATTATCTTATCACTTGGGTGCTCCAGTAGCTGGGAATTTGTATTGCTCTTCGGAGTATCTTATAGTTGTGGATGATGTATCGGACACTGGTAAGACTTTGAAGGCGTTCAAGGATGGTAAGAGAAGAATTGCTACTCTATATAGGAAGGATGGTACAGAAGTGGAACCAGACTTTTGTGTCAGAACTATTAACGAATGGATTATTTTCCCCTGGGAGGATGATGATGGCAGTGACCGAAGTGTTTAAACAAAAGATGAGGGAGTTAGCACTTCCTGGAGGACCCAATAGTAGATTGGGCTCTCGCTTCTCTACGGAAGATTGGCCATATTGGCGAGAAGCATTGGAATTGGAAGGGTGGAGTATCCCGAGGGTGGTCTGAAAGAGTAGTTAAGAAGACGCATTGTGAAATGTGTGGTACCAAGGAGAAGAGATTAGCTATTCACCACAAGGACGGCAACCCCAGAAACAATAGAAAAGAGAACCTACAAGTATTGTGTTACTTGTGCCACAATACTAAAGCACACGAGAGGAGGTGAGAAATGGATACCAAAGCAGTTATCGAAGAGTTAGGATTAGACGTTAGTCAACTAACTGCATTAGAACAGGAAGTCAAGGAATATACTTATGACATTCCTTTCGATGCAGCCAAGATACTAATGACTAAGATGTGGGCTATGAAGTCTACTACATCTGAATGGATTACCAAGAGCAAACGTTTGACTCTTGCCAGGAAGAGAGCGATGGAGAAGATACATTTAGTCTTGAAGACTGAGTGTGAGGAGAAGACTGATGCAGGTAAGAATAGGTATGCAAGTGCTGATGAAGGTTATCAAGCAGCAGTGGAAGCATATGATGCAGCAGTGTTAGTTCAAGAGTTCTTGAACATGAAGAGGATTGACTTAACTGAAGGACACTTCATGTGTAAGGACTTGAGAAGGGAAGGGAGCGACGAATACAAAGGTAGTAAAGAGGGAGAATTTTAAGTACACTAAACAGGAGGTAACACAATGGTAGAAGACAAAGGAGCGTTTGGTACAGACTATGCTGAGAACGAATGGGGAGAAACAAGAGCGGACAAGGAGTCGGCTCGAGGCAATCTCACTTCGCTTAAGCTAGTGGACAAAGAGACAGTTCAAGTAAGGTTCTTGGGCAAGAGAAAGGAAACACTCATTCACTGGAACGCACATCCAGAGAAGAAGATGCTTGTATGTGCAAGACAGGATGACCCAAAAGCAGAATGTCCTATCTGTGACTATGTGGAGCGCATAGGAGATAGTGACACGAAGGCAAAGTGGAGGTGTTACATAAATGTCCTCGATAGGAGGGATGGTACTATAAAGCAATGGGATTTTGCACCACAGACGAAGCAACAGTTGCATTCTATCATCGCAAACAGGAATGATATTAATGCCGACAGTCCTCTTGCGAAGTTCGAGATAAGGATAACTCGAAAGGGGGCGGGTATAGATACAAAGTATGAGTTCAAGATTGCTAATCAACCTACTGAGTTGACTCCTGAGGATGTTGAACTTGTGAAGGAAGGCGTTCAGGATTTGGATAAGGTTTATGTTCCAACAGACCTTACTACCTTGAAGGAACTCTTCCCAGCGGGAGCAGCTCCAGCAGCAGTGCCTAAGGCAGAACCAGCGGCGAAAGCAGCACCAGTAGCGAAAGCAGCTCCAGCGGCGAAAGCAGCTGCTCCGGTAGCAGATGCAGCAGACGATACGTTGTTCTAAACTAAGCGGATGATGAAGGGTGTGCGAGCTGTCGGAAAATAAGGCTTGAAGAGGCTCATGGCGACAGCTGTTAAGAAATCTTCCACACCCGTTTCCGCAAGGAGGGGTATGAACATATTAGCAATAGACCAATCTTTAGTAGAGTCAGGCATATCTGTAAGAGGAGAAGAGACGAATGGTATAGAAACTTCTACTCTTAAGTCAGGCAAGCTAATAGGGTTGGCAAGATTACAATACATTAGAAACGAAGTAGCAGCGTTATTAGAGAGGTACGAGATACAAGTGGTAGTAATGGAAGGGTACTCATTCGGTTCACAGGGTATGTCGGTGTTTAACTTAGGAGAACTAGGAGGAATACTGAAGTTAATGTTTAAGGATAGAGGAATAGACCTTCATACTATACCACCATCAACGCTTAAGAAACACATAGTTGGAAAGGGTAACGCTAAGAAAGAAGAGATGCTCCTTAAGATATACAAGAAGTGGGGAGTTGAATTTTCTAACAACAACGCAGCAGACTCGTATGGACTTATGAAGTACTACGAAGATGTGATAGAGGGGAACCATGAGTACGACGGACAAGGGGAATGAACTAGAGCAACACGTCATACAAAATGTGCTACTGTATGACAACACAGCCCGAAAAGCTCCTAAGGAAGATGGAGATGTGCTATGCGAAGACCACATAATCGAGTGTAAGAATTTCAATACGAAGAGCATCACTATAGATGAAGACCACATGGAGAAGATAGAGAGACGTGCTTATGCACTAGGTAGGATGCCCGCATACGTTAGGAAGAACCGTACAGGCAGAGTTTCTATAACGATGAACTTTGAAGATTTCGTATACTTAATGGAGAGGTTTCATGGACAAGACCGAAAAGATTGAACTGCTAAAGAAGATAGCCAATAAGCATAAGATGAGAGCAACCAAGGCGGGAGAGGATGCTGTCATAGGTTTCGCTAGTGATATGGATGTAGGGGTTAAGAAATGGGCTTACTTTGATATCCCTATACTGGATGATGTAACTGGTGGTATCCCTGCAGGACAGTTTAGTGTTGTAGCAGGTCCAGAGAAGGGAGGCAAGAGTACCTTAGTTGCAAGAGCGATTGCTAACGTTCAGAGGTCAGGAGGAGTAGCAGCATTTGTTGATGCAGAGGGACAACTTGACCCTTTGTGGATGGAGAAGCAAGGAGTTAATATGGAAGAGTTGTTCGTGGTGGATGACTCTTTCTTAGAACCTGCACTGGATAGGGTAAGAGAGTTACTAGATAGTAAAGCAGTAGATATAATGGTAGTAGATTCTATAACTGCATTGGGTAGTATGAAAGAGATGAAAGACAAAGAGGGGATAAGAAGTTTGGCGAAGGATACTATAGCACTACAGGCAAGAAAGATTGCTCAGTTCTTTAGAGTGTCGGTAGGGTTAGTTAAGAAGGCAGAATGCGCTATGATACTTATAGCACAAATAAGAATAGACCCTATGAGCTTTGGAAGCTTTGAAGAGATACCTGGGGGGAATGCTCTTAAGCATTACTGTAGTATGAGGTTAAGAGTAAGGAGAGGAGCTAAAGAATATGCTCCTAAGACACAAGTCCCATATATAGATGGTCACGGAAAAGAGAAGAAGAGAGAAACCGTAGTAGGATTCAGATGCGTCATTCAGTTAGACAAGAAGAGAAGCACACGAGCGGCTATGGAAGGAACTGAAGTTGCTTTACCTTTCTGGTTTGATGATGGCTTTAGAGATGGCGAGAAGTGCGCTATACTAAAGGGAGAGAATAAGAAACTAGAAGATATAGCAGAACGACAGGAGGAGATATGGTAAACGAAGTAGTGTTAGCAGACTTGCAAATCAACTTGAACAATCGTCCTATGGACCTTATCAATGTGTTGAAGTATGCAAGAGAGTATGCAAAGGAAGTGCATGCTGAGAGGGTAGTTGTAGCAGGAGACATATATGAGTATAGGAATCCCAAACCAGAAGAGCAAAAGATATTCCAACAGTGGGTTAAGTCCATAGTAGATGCAGGGATGGAAGTACTCTTGGTGGTAGGTAATCATGATACAGTTACGACTAAGTTGAAGAAGGGAACGTACTATACCTTTGGAGAGTTTCACAACTTAGACTTCAAAGGAGTGAAGGTAGTAGATTCAGGCTACAAAGAGAAAGGTATCTACTATGGACACTTTATGTTGAAGGGAGCAAAGATGGGCCCAATCAACTACGTTTACGACTTGGGCATGACCGCAGAGGAATTGAAACTGAACAA